TTCTCTATAATTATCTTACAATTGAATACTCTTTTAGAGTGTAATAATTCAAATAAAGAGATGTACATAGGTCCTTTATTACATATTATTTTATCCGGAAAGTACCCTAAGTAAAAAAAGTTAGAGTTTGTATAGATATTAGAAAGTCCTCTCATATTAAAGTAATCCATGTAATAATGTTCGTCAAATTCCGGTGTATCATCTGCTGAGATGTACATTAACCAATTGTAAGTCCAGCTGGCAGCGTTTAAATTTGTTAAAAGTTTCAATGAACCCCCCGAAGGAGGTTCTAAAGAATGTATTAAACTTGATTCTTCTAAAAACGGAGAACTTCTTGGGATTGCACACGGCCGATAAATATTTTTGTAAAAGGGTGCGATAAAAGAAAACAATAAATACAATAAAGATATCATAATATTATACTATAAAAATTGTTTTTAAATTGATATAACTATAACTACTCAGACTCTTTTTCTAGAATTGAGACTACTTTATTAATAGTTGGAATACATACATTTACAACGCTAGATATTTTAGTCTTCGACGGTTGTTTTAAATTAAGAATATTTTTAATCACGTAAAGTAGAACTCCGGCTGTTATTGACTTAGGTGTAACAGAATCTAATTTATCTAAGTTTTTAGTATAAAGTTCGTTGCAAATGTGAACTGTTTTGAAAGGTAATTCTAGAATATTACAAAATTTAACAAATGTATCATTTTCTTTTACATCGATCTTTTGTTTACCCAAAATACAATACGATTTATGATCCTGCATTATCTGTAGGTATATTTTTTCTCCCTTAAGGAATCCTTTTTGGTTCCCATCTGTTGCATCTATTAGTTTCTGTCTATCACATGGTATGTTATTATATATACATGCGTAATACAAACATGCAGAAATTAAACCATTTCTAACAGATGCCCTTGTAAGTTTACCAGATTCCATACAAAAGTGCCACATATCCTTTGTAGTTGGTAGCACACATTCATGAATTGATAATAATACACAATAATGTTGAAATTTTTCTGAAATTTTCCAAAATGTTTTTTGTTTATGACTAAAAACAGATTGTAAATGCAGGCGCATGGCGAAACTGTTTTTATTAAATCCAGGAACTGAACCCGATTTATCATAAGGATTATCAGAAACGTATAAATCCCCTCTCTGCATACTCACCGAGTACATAGCTTCGTCAGATTTATAATTATTCCACTCACACGTTTCAAATATCTTATTGGATATCACTTCTCCACAATCAAGACAAACTTCGTTGCCTTCTTTTTGATTATACTGTTTATTTAAATGGCGGCATTCACAATGGTCTTTTTTAATAAACACTTCAGATGATAAGATATATTCAAGATCGTCCCATATAATAGATTCGTCAATAATTTCTTTTACCGTTAATGCCATTTACAGTACAATTCACACTCAATATAATTCAAAATATCTTAATAATAATATAAAAACGTAATATTTGCGCATTTTTACACGTTTTAAAATAACGCCATAAATCTAAATGGCAGATATAACTATATTAGAGCGCGATGCCTTTAATATTAAATTAAATACAAATACGTGTATATTTAATGTAAATTTAATAGCAGACGTCGAGTATAACGATAAAGGATTTCAAGAATTTTTAGAATATTTTAAATCCGGATGGATGTACATCAGAGACAATTCTTTAGTTTATTATTTGTTTATAAATCTTGGAACATGTAAAAAAGAACACGAATTGCCACTGACTGCATATATAAAATTAATTAAGATGATAACAGACCTCAATGAAATAATTATAAATCATTGCAATTGTGTATGTATATTAACAGAGGGGTCTGAAAAATGGGAAAACGCATACAAGTTAATAACAAAACTGTGGAACCCCCCTGAACAAAGACCGTTAAAGTTTACTCAAGATGAAAAAGATGTAGACATTTTCTTTAAAACAAATAAACTGATAAAATAATTACTAAAAAATAATATCACTAAAAAATATTATTATTAAGTAATTACTACACTAGAAATATTGTATTGATGAAGATTGTTACTTGGAATGTTAATGGAATTCGTTCGAGGATATTCAATGATCAAATAAGTTCTAAGCTTAAGAAAAATCAACAAATTGTACCAGATGAATCTAGTCCGGTGTACAATCTCATTTCTGAATTTTCCCCAGATGTTTTATGTATACAAGAAACGAGATGCGGTATAGAAAATTCAAAAAGGATAAGTATACCCGGTTATTGTTCATTTTTCAATGAGTCTAAATTACAAGGAGCCAGGGGAGCGGATAGATACTCGGGTACATCAGTTTTTTATAAAGAAAAATTGAATGTTATAGATATTTTTACAGATTTACCTGGTTATGAAGATCAAGAAGGAAGAATAATAAGACTCGTGTTCGAAAATTTTATACTTGTAACTGTTTATGCTCCGAATAGTGGTACAAATTTTGACAATAAAATTTATTTTATGGATGCGATGATAGATTATCTTAATAATATAACAGAACCAGTTGTGTTTTGCGGAGATCTGAATGTAGCAATTTCTACTCACTTTGATAGATCAAAGGTACAAGAGTGTCCCGGTATTTATTCTCACGAGATTGAATTTTATAATAACTTACAACATATAGGTTACACCGATAGTATTAAAAATGACGATATCATTTATACATGGTGGGACCCCAGGCAACGTAAAGAAGACGGAATGGCTATAACAAGAAACCGTAATAAAGGATGGCGACTTGATTATTTCTTTACTAAGAATTTTAAATGTAATCAAATTGCCAGTAAATGTCTTAAATATATAGGTGAAAATACACAGGGTATTCCTTTAGCGAGCGACCATGCTCCTGTAATTTTAGAGATTACAAATTCGTTTTAGCGATCTCCAAAAACCATCTCTACACCCTTAGTTACAGGGTTCTTGCGTACCATTGACTTTACGGTACCTCCGTATTCATCATAAATTTGCATTAAAACATAAACTGTGAATACAATCGCAACACAGAGATTTGTCCACCAGAAAACGCTATCAAAAAACGATTCGCCGCAGTCTTTGGTTTTACAGCAACCGCCGCCACCCTTAGCACTGGCAAGTTCATTTAAGGTACTGAAAGTAATCCAAGACATTATAGCTACAACTAACGCCACTAAGAAATTCATTTTAAATTTAATACAAATATTTTAATTTAATACAAATATTTTAATTTACATTAAATTTAAAATCAATTTTTTGTCTCCTAGGAGACTTGTTAGTTAATTCATTTCATTTCATTTCATTTCATTTCATTTCATTTCATTTCATTTCATTTCATTTCATTTCATTTCATTTCATTTCATTGTATGTCATTCAACCAGAAATTTCTAACGGTATATTCGGAAATCTTTGTATACATTTCTTGTAAGTCTTTTTGTTTATTTGTTAATTTTTCAATTGTATCTTCACTAAATGTATGAATCTTCATGTCTGTCAAGAATGTATAACTATTTTCTATCTTAATGTAATCTTTATCTTCGAGTTGTTTATTAATGTACTCTAATCTCTGTCGAAATACTTTTATTTTTTCATCCATGACATCATTTACAAAATTAATCTTTGTTGTAATTAAATTTAATTCCTGTGACAACTTTTTAATTAAATTGGTTTGTCTTTTAATGTAGTATTCATTCCTGATTCTCCAAAAATGATAAATTATTTCTTCAGGGCTTTCCATTTTAACTATTTCATTGTTTTCATTAAATACATACATATTCTTAGCTGAGATGTGACTGACTAATTTTAGTTTCTTTTCAATTTCGCGATTATCTCTCCATTCATATACAGTTTCTAGAGGCATTTTAATTTCAAAATTTACAGTTGTCTCTGTAGACATATTTTTGTAACCATAAATTATATTTTCGGTTTCAAGTTTATCAAGGAAGGTTTTATAATCTTCGGTCCATGTTCCAATTGGAAGTTCTGTTACATTAACGACATTTGCTTTAATTGTGTAATTTCCATGCGAAGTCCATTTATTTTCTTCTACTTTTTTAATCTGACCGGTGAAACCCTTGTACCAAGGTGTAAGTTCTGCAATGTCTGAATCCTCGTCTTCTACGAGTCTCAGAAGCCGGTCTTTGATATCATCTGGATTGAAACACGGAATGTCTGTAGAGAATCCTGTTCCAATACCGCATGCTCCGTTTATTAAGATAAGAGGCAACGTGGGAACATAAAACTTTGGTTCAATTGATTGTCCATCGTCATCGAGATAATGCAGTAGATCAAAGTCGTCTTCATTGAAAAGTTCTTTGAAGTTTTTAGAAAGATGTGTAAAGATATACCTAGGGCTAGAAGCATCCTTACCACCAAGCAATCTAGTTCCAAATTGTCCAACTGGTTCAAGAAGATTCATATTATTCGAACCAGTGAATGTATGTGCGAGATTTATAATCGTGTCTTGAAGACTTGCTTCTCCATGATGGTAACAAGAGTGTTCAGAGACATAACCCGCAAGCTGTGACACTTTAATCTCTGAATAGAGTTTTCTCTTGATACAAGAAAAGATTATCTTTCTTTGAGAAGGCTTAAGTCCATCTACAAGACTTGGGATAGATCTTACGTTGTCTGCTATGGAAAACAATACTAGTTCTTTATTGATAAGATCTTTGATAGTTACTTTTTTATTATTGTAATCAAGTGTCTCTGGGCTCTTAATATTACTAAGAATCCATTTCTTTCTAGCATCCGCTTCGGTCTTTGTGAAAGCTAGATTAAGATACTGTTCATCCTCTTTAGACTCGTTTTTATAATTTAACGTTTTCATTTCCTTAAAGTATTCTTTGGCTTCGGTTGATGTGCTCGTACCAAGACCCTTGTAATACTTTATCTTGAAGCCTGAAATATTATTTGCTTCTTTGTATTTTTTATAGTCATCTACGTTATAAAACGGAATGACCTGTGATTTTTTAGTTAATTTGATAACAGGTGTTACTAACGATGAAATAAAGTCCGTCTTTAGTAGTTCTGGCCAACCATTTCCGATAAAATTCACAATAAGACTTTTGATGTGAAATCCATCAGTGTCCGCGTCAGTCATCACCATAATTCTTCCATATCTTAATTCAGAAACAGATGAATACTTCTTAGAACTTTGAAGGCCAAGAATCTGTTTGATATTGTTAATTTCTTCGTTTTTTGATAACTGAGAATAACTAGCAGTACGCGTGTTCAGAAGTTTACCACGGAGTGGAAAAACACCGTATGTATCGCGACCGACTACAGAAAGACCTGATATAGCTGTAGCCTTAGCTGAATCTCCCTCTGTGAAAATAATCGTGCAAAACTTAGAGTCTTTTGTACCAGCCTTGTTGGCGTCGTCTAGTTTCGGAATAATGACCCTGTTGGTTTTCTTACCGTCAGTCTTCTGTAGAGACTTCTTCTCTTTTGCATTTGCAATAATTAGAACATTTTCTATGATACCCATTTTAGAAATCTGGGTAATAAAGTCATCCGGTGGAGAAAACCTGCTACCAAAATCTGAAATCTTGGTAATATTCTTTTCTTTTGTCTGGGAAGAATAAGTTGCATTTTCGATAAGACAATTTATAAAGACAAAAAGATTATCTTTGATGTACTGCTGTTTAATTGTTATATTTTTGTGCTTTTCTTGAATAATTTCTGTAACCTTTTTAATTATTGGATTAACAACGTGATCGACATGTGAGCCGCCATCTGTTGTACTGATTCCGTTTACAAATGAGATACATTGGAATCCACACTCAGATGGTGCGATACCCACCTGCCAGCGTCCGGTTTCTTGAATAACCCTCGGACATGTTTTCTTAGGACCAATGTAAGCTGAAATATAATCAGAAAAATCTTTAATTGTTAACTTTTTTTCATTAAAATAAACAGAAACGTCTTTATTTGTAATTGCGCAAATATCAAACACTCTCTTTGTTAATATGTCAAGAGTGTTATCTGTTATACCCGATGTTCCAAATTTTGAAAAGTCTGGTTTAAAAGTTATTTTGGTATAATCTCCTTTTGCAGTAGTAATCTTTGGTTTATTTATCTTACTTAGATTTTTTTCGAATTTTTGAGTATATTTCTTGCCGTCTTTTGCGGTTTCAATAATAAAATACTCTGAGAAAATAGCGGTCAATTTGGCACCAAGCCCGTTAAGACCACCTGTTGTTCTTTTTTGCGAATCATCGTGATTACTCGTGGTGAGAAGATTGGCGAAGATTAATTCAGGAATGTAAATTTTGTACTCCGGGTGAATCTCGATGGGAATACCAGAATCATTAAATACCGAAATTTCGTCATTTTCTATTTTAACTTTGATACACTTAACAACTTTATTTCTTTGAACTTCGTCCGCTGCGTTAACCAAAATTTCGTCGAAAATTTTAAAGATTCCTGGATTCCATTTACAAGATTTAAGCACAGCCTTGTTATCTTCTATAATCCAGCAATCACCGGTCGTACATTTTGTATCACCGACGTACATACCGGGTCTTGCTATGACATGTTCAATCTGTGTATATTTTTTATAAGTGTCCGTCATAATAACTGATTATAAAATGAACTAAATTTTTAAACCAGTTATTTTTTTGCAAATTTCGGGCTGAATCTAATTGTTTTCTTTCATACTATTAATTATTTCATTAATTTGTTCAATAGTCTTAACCCCTTGAAATCTGCGGGTATTGTCCTTATACTTTATTATAGTATCTGGAACAGTGTAAATTTTATTTTCCATGAAAAAAGACTCGAATTCTTCATTGTCTATAGATATATGATACAGAAGATTATCGTCCACCTTTGTGAGTATTTTTTCAAGTTCTATACAAGGAATACACCATTTTGCACCAAACTTGAAAAATATAACCTTTTCGCCAAAATCTATGTTGTTTACTGCTGTATAATTTTTAAGATCTTTAATCGTGACGCCCATTGTAATGTATAGTGTACAATAATTTATTTTTTTAAGTTTGTATTTTTAAATTTAAATTAGATATATATAATTAAAATGACTGCGACATTTCTAGATTTTTACACATTTGATCTTACAACATTTGTTATAATATTACTAGTTGCCTCCGGGGTTTTTATGTTGATCAATTACAATGAAGATAAAAAAGATGAAAACTATACATTTAATGTGGGTTTGTCGATATGTATTGGTATATTTGGTAGCATACTTTATTCTTATGCAACTTTAGAGTCAGATGAAATAATGACTTCTAATTATTGGGAGTAAATTAGATTTTAAAATAATTTTTACATATTATTACAATAAATGTCTATTAGTCTATCAAAATTTAACCCTAGAAAAATAGAAGAGCGGCGAGCAACGGGGTCCGGACCTGCGACATGTGTTTTTATAGGCAAAAGAGGAACCGGTAAAAGTACTTTGGTTGCGGATATACTCTATTATTTGCGAAAAATTAATGCAGGAGTTGCTATATCTGCGACAGAGGATGGAAATGCTTACTATTCTAGTTTTATACCTGATATCTTAATTCATTCCGAATATAAACCAGAAATAATTCAACAAGTTATAACTCGTCAAAAAAAAGTAATAAACTGCAAAAATAAAGACTTAGAAGGAGACGTGTTTGTACTATTGGACGACTGTATGTACGATAAACGTATGATAAGAGATACTAATATCCGAGGTATATTCATGAATGGACGACACTGGCGTATTACATTCATGTTAACTATGCAGTATTGTATGGATTTACCACCTGATCTGCGCGCAAATATAGACTATGTATTTATTCTTCGAGAAAATATTATACAGAATCAAGAAAAACTTTATAAGAATTTTTTTGGTATATTTCCACATTTCAGCGTTTTTCAAGATGTATTAAATAGTTGTACCGAAGGTTACGACTGTTTAGTTCTTGATAACACATCTAAAAGTAATAATGTACAAGATTGCGTTTTTTGGTATAGAGCAAAGCCTAATAGAAATTTTAGAATTGGTTCAAAAGAACTTTGGAAATATTGCGAAAAAAATTATGATGAAAAGAAAGCCAAATCTGTACAAGAGTATGACGAGAAAAAACTCAAGAAAAAAAATACTCCAACCGTAACCGTTAAAAAACTAAAAAAATAATATCGGATTTTCTTCTTTATTTATGTACATATTCTTCAATGTATAATAAGTACCACGAGGTTTTTTCTTCTTTGGGAAAACAGTTCTTCTTTTAAATTTTTTAAAATAATATAATTTTTTAATTTGGTCATATGTAACTCTTTTTGCTACATTATAGAATAATTTATCAACCGAACAGTTTTTGATATTATCATAAAGTGTTCGATTTTTAATTACAAGATGTAAAATGTCGGCGTCGTCCATTACATTACATTACATTATTATAATTTATTTCTTTAATATAATTAGTTTCCATATTAAAGAAATAAATTATAATAATGTATTTATTTTTTATTTTTAAACACCGG